AAACAAAAGAAGAATTGAATGAGTTTATGAATATGTTGTTCATAGAAAATGTATGGTGTTTTCATTCTGTACATTCCGACTTAGATTTATTTAGACATTCAAGAGTAACCACACTTGACAATTTCTTCTAGATGGTGTATAATGATTTTCATATTGAGGTAATATTATGAGTGATTTTTTAAAAGATATAATTAAAGAAACAGGCAATGAATATGCTACTTTAGCATCCGACGGTGTTACAGGTGGTGATGTTGATAGCTTTATTGACACTGGTTCATATGCTTTCAACGCCTTATTGTCAGGCAGTATTTACGGTGGGCTACCAGGTAATCGTATAACAGCAATTGCAGGTGAGGCCGCTACAGGTAAAACTTTCTTTGCATTGGGTGTATGTAAAAGTTTTCTAGATAAAGATAAGAATGCTGGTGTGATTTATTTTGAATCAGAAAATGCAGTATCTAAAGATATGCTAGAACAAAGAGGCATAGATGTAAACAGAGTTGTTGTTGTACCAGTTGCAACAGTACAAGAGTTTAGAACACAATCAATAAAAATTATTGACAAGTATCTAGAACAAGAATCAGACAAAAGAAAACCTATCATGTTTGTACTTGATTCCTTAGGCATGTTATCTACTACAAAAGAAATGGAAGATACTGCTGAAGGTAAAGAAACAAGAGACATGACTAGAAGTCAAATTGTCAAATCAGCATTTAGAGTTTTAACTTTAAAACTAGGTCAGGCAAATGTACCAATGATTATGACTAATCATACATATGATGTGATTGGTTCTATGTTCCCACAAAAAGAAATGGGTGGTGGTTCTGGTCTTAAATATGCAGCTTCAAGTATTGTATATCTTGGTAAAAGAAAAGAAAAAGATGGAACAGAAGTTGTCGGTAATATAATTCGTTGTAAAAATTACAAGTCTAGAATTACAAAAGAAAATGAACAAGTAGATGTTAGACTTACATACAAAAGGGGTCTTGACAAATACTATGGTCTTTTAGAATTAGCAGAAGAATGTGGCTTGTTTAAAAAAGTATCAACAAGATATGAATTACCAGATGGCAACAAACAATATGCAAAAACAATAAATAATGAACCTGAAAAATATTTCAAAAAAGAAGTATTAGAGAAGATTGATGAGTACACAAAAAGAAAATTCACCTACGGAACAGAAGAAGACTAAACCTTATGTCTTTGCACAAAGACCTGATGATGATTATACTTGCATAAAACTTACTGAAGGTAAGTATGCAGAAATAATCTACAAGTATGGCAATGTTGGATTCAAAGAAGTAGAAGATTCAGAAAAACTTTCAGTAATATTCGATTATAATATTCTAAAAAATCCTAAAGATATAGACATTGATGAACAAGAGTTTATCGACCATATAGGTGATATATTAATAGATTTAGTAGAAGAACAATTAGCAACAGGTAAATTAGATTTAAAATTTGAGGATATAAATGACTGATAGAATAGAAAGAATAATATTAAGAAATTTATTTTACAATGAAGACTTTACAAGAAAAGCTTTACCTTTTATTAAAACTGAATTTTTTTCTAATCATAGTGAATCAACATTATTTGGTGAAGTAAATGAATTTGTAAACAAATATAAAAATTTACCTACAAAAGAAACCATACTTGTAGAATTAAATAAAAGAAAAGATTTAAAAGAAGATGAATTAACTGAAATTAAAACTATTGTAAACGGTTTAAATAATGAAGAAGTAGAATTACAATGGTTATTAGATACAACAGAAAAGTTTTGTAAAGACCGTGCAGTACATAATGCAGTCTTATCAGGTATTCAGATTCTAGATGGTAAAGATAAGAAACAAAATCCAGAGGCGATACCTCAAATTTTATCAGAGGCACTTGCAGTATCTTTTGACAATCATGTTGGGCATGATTATATAGAGGATGCTCAATCTAGATTTGATTTTTATCATAAAAAAGAAAAAAGATTTAAGTTTGATTTAAACTATTTTAATCGTATCACCAAAGGCGGTGTCCCAAGTAAAACTTTAAATATTGCACTTGCAGGCACCGGCGTTGGTAAATCATTATTCATGTGTCATGCAGCCTCAAACTGGTTGATACAAGGTAAAAATGTTTTATACATTACTCTTGAAATGGCAGAAGAAAGAATTGCAGAAAGAGTAGACGCTAATTTATTTGATGTAACTATAGATGATTTACATGTTATGCCAAAAGACATGTATGAAAACAAAGTTAAGAAGTTACAAAATAAAACATTAGGTCAATTAATTATTAAAGAATATCCTACTGCTTCTGCTCATAGTGGTCATTTCAGAGCATTACTAAATGAATTATCGTTAAAGAAAACTTTTAAACCTGATGTAGTCTTTATAGATTACCTCAATATATGTGCGAGTAGCAGGTTCAAAGGTGGAAATATCTCATCATATTTCTACATCAAGGCAATTGCAGAAGAGCTTCGTGGTCTTGCAGTTGAATTTGATTTACCAATCTTCTCTGCTACTCAAACAACAAGAAGTGGTTTTACTTCAACAGATATCGGTTTAGAAGATACGGCAGAATCATTTGGTTTGCCGGCAACAGCAGACTTTATGTTTGCACTAATCTCTAATGATGAGTTAGAACAATTGAATCAATTAAAAGTCAAACAATTAAAGAACAGATTCGGCGACCCAAGTATGAATCGTTCTTTTATCATAGGTGTAGACCGTTCCAAAATGAGACTATTTGATGTAGAAGCTTCTGCTCAGAACATTGTTGATAGTAATCAGACTGAAGAAGAAGAACAAATAACACCAGATGTAGCATACGACAAATTCTCTGATTTTCAGTTATAAATAGTATGTATGGCAGACAAAACAGCATTAGCAGAAAGCGCTCAAGCATTACTATGTGCAATAGCAGATTTATTGGGTAAGACAAAATCAAATCAAATATTTGATGAAAAACTTTATCCAGAGTATGCTGATTTCAGAGCAAAAGTAGGTCAAAATCAAATTAATAAATCACTACAAAGAATAGTTACACCTGGTGTATCTGGTGATATGATAGAAACATTTTTAACAGAGGATAATTCTTGGTATATATCTTCAGTAAAAATTGCAAAAAAATTAGTTAATGATATAGGAGATATTGATAAAGATTTAAAGATAGAGGCTGCAGGTTTTCAAAAATTATTTTATTTTAGAGGCGATGATGAAATAATGGGTAATATAGAAAACCTATTTAAATATGCCAACAAACAAAAATATACATCACAAGCAAAATTTGGTAATGTAAATAAATGGTCACCGGCAGATATCTATTTAGGAAGTAATAAAGCAAAACAAACTATAAGACAGAATTTAATCAAAGCACAAAATGAAAATTATTATGACTTTCCTAGTTTAAATTCTTTAGTATCTAATTTAATTGATAGTGGAGATTTATTACCATTGTCATTAAAAAAGGTAACGAAAACAGAACCCATATTACAGTTAGTAAACTTTGATAGAAAAGAAGAAATAAAAGTTATCAATAAAGTAAAAGTAAAAAATGTAACAGACTGGAAAAAATATAAAAAAGTAAAGTATGGCCAAAAAGCAGAAACTAGAGATATGAGAATAATGTTAGAATCTGGTGGTGAAATAAAATTAAGACATGACCCTTCAGCAAAAAGATTTGTTGCAGAGGCAATTTTTAGTAAGGCAGAGGCAAGAGGTGGTTCAATAGGTTCTATAAAAGTATTCTGTGAATTACTAGCATTTATTGATAAAGGGTTAGCCAACTCTACTTTAAGAAAATATAAAGCAGGTGAGGAAAAGTATTTTAAGGCATTAGAAAAAATTGAGTATCTAAGAAAAGATAAAAAAAGATTTGATTTTGAAAGAGGCGCTATAAGTGCCATTTATATTATTAATGAAATAATGCCAGACTTAAAAAAGTTTTTCAAATCAGGAACAAAAAAGGATAAGTTTATTAGATTGATGTATGAATATATTACATCAAGAACACCTCTATCAGGACAGTTTGTAATTGCAAAATAACATTAGTATATTATTATAAAGTGAAACACAGAAAATAATTCAATACACAAGTTACCAAACTACTAAATAATAACAGTTACTTGGAAAGGTATGTAAATCGTCCCTCAGTTAAATTCAACTCACGCTTGACTTTAGTTGTTCCTTACGATATACTCCAAGTATATAACATTTGATAGGAGGAAAAATCAAATGGGACAAATCTTACTTAATGCACGCTATCTATTAGCGCCGATTCTTATAATCGTAGCTGGTGCTGGCGTTCTTTTGGGTGGTATCATGGCTTGGTTAGGAGTAGCATTGCTATTCGTAGGTCTGCTTGTAGATATCGCTACAAAATTTGAAACAACAGGTGTAGGTTATGATGAAAACGGCGAATCTTTAGGTTGGCCAACTTTTCAAAACCTAACAATGTATTTCATGTTACCTGTATTCGTTTTGTTTCAACTAGTAATGGCATGGAGACTTTATACATTCATGGCACTAGGTGGAGCTGAAGGTGCAGTAATCATGGAACTCATTCCTGGAATATTAGTAATGCACGAAGGTATAACAGCAGTTAACCTAATCGGCGCTACATTATCTTCTGGTATCTTTATTGGTATCGGAATCATCTATGGTCACGAACTATCTCACACAAAAGGATTTGGATTCGTAATCTCTAGATTAATGATGGCACTATCTGGTTCAGCACATTTCTGTTACGCTCATGTGTACAACCATCATCTAGAACTTGCAAGTGAAGATGACCCAGCTACTGCACCTCGTGGTAGAACAATCTATGGTCATTATCCACTTTCATACCTAGGTCAATCAAAATTTCTTTTCAACATGGAAAAAGAAAGACTATCAAGAATGGGTGTATCATTCATTTCTTGGCAAAACCGTTGGATAAGAGGATATCTAATGGCAGTACCAACAGTAGCATTATTCTTTGCAGCTGGTGGTTGGATAGGTATGGCAGTACTAGCAACAATTTGGGGAATCTCAAACTTCGAGCTAGAAGCACTTAACTATCTAGAGCATTATGGTCTAATCCGTGTAAAAGACCAACCAATTGATTACAGACACAATTGGGATAACTCAACAGCTTTCACTGCTTGGTTCTTTATTGAAATCGGCAGACAGGCTGACCATCATGACAGAGGAGAAACTCATTTCTGGGAACTCGAAAATGTCGGATGTCCAAATACAGGCTGGGGCTACTTTGTGGTATTCTTTATCGCATTAGTACCACCAATTTGGCATTGGTATATGAGAAAAAGATTGGCTGCATGGGATGAACACTTTGCGACTGATGAAGAAAAAGCAATTGCAAACAGAATCAACAAAGAAGTAGGTTATGAAGGAACACCTTTTGTTGGAGATGTATTACAAGACGCTGGAAATGTAGACTTAGGTCTTCGTTCTGCAAAAAAATAAATAGTTTTTAAAACTAGGGAGAGGTCTGCCGACAAGGGCCTCTCCTACTTAAAACCCCCATATTTTAGTACGACAGCCTTTACATGCACAAAATGTCGTATACCATTCACAAAAAATCAATAACTTAGGCGAGCAAATAACCGAAAAAAAGCTTGACAAATACCGTAAAATGTCCTATAATTATAGTGTAAATTGAATAAATCAGGAGACAAATGAAATGAGTAAATGGCAAGAATCAACAAATGACAGAATCATGACAGAGATTCCGGCAAATCAGGACAATGCTGAGGCATTCGTTTATGAATGGACAAATCGTGAAAATGGCAAAAAATATCTAGGTATAAAAAAATCATCTGAGGCTGGTACCGATTACATCACTTCATCAGAAGATAAACAATTTTTACAAGACTTGCATGATGATAATATTAAGTGGACTTATAAAGTTATAATGTGGGCAGGTTATAAATTTTGCCAACAATATGAATATAACGAACTAACAAAAGTAAATGCTAAAGATAATGATAAGTATTACAATAAATCAAATGGGTTTAATCAATTTATTGAAATTGTAAGACATCCATTAATAAAAGATATTGCTGATACAATTACTAAAACATGTAATTTCACAGGATGTTCACAAGAACTAAAAGATAAAAACTACATGAATAATACAAGATGGTTACAAGTAAGAGATGAAACCACAGATGATGTTCATGAGAAAAAATTGAAAGATAAAATAAATGAATCTTTTGGTAAATATGCAACAGAAGAATTGCTATGTACTATTTTAGAAAATAGGGAAGTAGATGGTAAACTTGTGAATTTAGGTGTAAACGGAAATCATTCTAACAATGCATTTAAAATGTCTAATGCAACATCTATTAGAACATTAATTATACCAGAACACATTCATAAAGATTGGAATGATGAAGAAATTGAGTGGCTTGGTAGATATCTAAACCCTAGAGAAAAAACACCAAAAAAACAAACTAATTTAACAACAATTGCACAAGGCGTTTATAAAGAGATAGAAAAAGGTTTATCTTACAATAGTGAATCTGTACAATTTGTTTTTAAAGAAAATCATTTAACTCAAAAAGAAATTAATAAAGTTAAACAATTAGTTTCAGATATGACAGGTGAAGATAAGAACTGGATTAATTGGCAAGGGGCAGGTTATAAGAAACAATTACAGACTAAAATTGATACTCTTAATTTAGAACCTAATATTTACGCTAAACAATTTTCTAGTGGTAAAAATGATTTGATAACACATGGACTAGTAAAGATTAAAGAACTAATCGAATCTGGCAAAAAGATTGATACTTACCATGTTGTAATTCATCATCCATCAGAATCATATCAAAAAGATTGGAAAAAGTATGATACTAATAATAGAGAGATATTATCAAACATATTTGATAATGCTACCGATGAAAGTATATACAAAGATATAACTCTTATTGTTGAAGAAATGGAGACCCAAAAAGACAAATGGGATAACTAAACAAATATATTGTAATATAGATAAAACGAATCTTATAAATAGTATTGTCGATTTTGAATAGTACATTTATGGATTCGTTATATATATGGAACAATTGGGAGACACATGTTTAGTTTTAAAGGATATCAGACTAAGGCCAAGAATAAGCACTTAGAACATCTAGAGGACCAGATTATAGATGAAGGTTCAAAGGGTGGTCAAAATGCTGTAAACTTCTTGGTTGCAATTCGCAACATGCTAGCTGGTAGGTCAAGTAAAAAAGTCAATATGACTGTTAAGTGGGATGGTGCCCCAGCGATTATCTGTGGTATAAATCCAGAGAACGGCAGATTCTTTGTAGGTACTAAGTCAGTATTTAATAAAGTACCTAAGATTAATTATACAAGTGCAGACATCAGAAGAAATCATTCAGGTGTTGTTGCAGAAAAACTATCAGCATGTTTAACTTATCTCCGTAGAATTGTTACTAATGGTGTTTATCAAGGCGATTTATTATTTACATCGGGTGATAAAAAGAAAACAGATATAGATGGCGAATCTATGATTACATTTACACCTAACACAATTACATATGCAATGCCTGTAAACTCAAATGTGGGTAGAAAAATTGCAAGTGCAAAATTAGGTATAGTCTTTCATACAAAATATTCAGGCAAAACAATGCAAGATTTACGAGCAGGATTCGGAACAGTTACGGGTGGGGGTGGCAGAAATGTTTATCTTGCCTCAGCAGGATACCGAGATACTTCCGGTTCATCTAAATTTACATCAACAGAATTATCAAGATTTGATTCATTAATTAGAATGGCAAAAGGTTCATTATCAAAAGCAGGTCCTATGTTAAATCAAATGGACAGTAGAGACCCAACATCAGTAGGATATAGATTAAAAACATTTTTCAATTCTGTAATTAGAAACAGTACAGGTGGTATGGGTAAAGTTAAAACATTACAAGGACAATTTAGAGAGTATTACGAAAGTTTTATTAATGCAGAAATATCTGCTAGAAAGACAACAGCAGGTAAACAAAAATTTATACAGGCGAAAAAAGATAATTTAAAATTTATAGACAAAAATCAAAGTGCATTATACATGGCAATTGCAAGTCATGTCAGTTTGGCAAATGCAAAGAATTTCTTAGTAAGTAAACTATCACAAATACAAAGTATAGGACACTTCCTAAAAACACCAAACGGATATAGAGTAACATCACCTGAAGGTTTTGTCGCAGTAGATAGAAGCGCCGGTGCAGTTAAACTTGTAGATAGATTAGAATTTAGTCGTGCAAACTTCACGATGGATAAGGAGTGGGGATAATAAATGGCAGTAGGTTACATAACAGAACAAAATTTACAAATCAGTAGAGGCCTGATAAGAGGGGCTTATTCTGTAAATAAATTTGGATATAATAGTGCAGTACCTTCAAATGCATATGAGACAATATGGGATGGTTCAAATCTATATACTTACATTTCTAGTGCTGGTACAGCAACAGTTACATCAAGTGATACATCTTCAGATAATGGTGGCACAGTTACAGTTTATGGTTTAGACGCTAACTATGATTTAGTCCAAGAGACTTTAACAATTGGTGGTTCTGCTGGTTCACAATCTTTTTATAGAGTATTTAGAGCAGTTTTAGAAACAGCAAATACAGGCAGTTCAAATGTAGGAACAGTTACAGTTACCGTTGATAGTACATCAGCTGCAATTATAAGTCCTGCTAGAGGTCAAACACTAATGGCAATTTATACAATACCAAGAGGTAAAAAAGGATACTTAGTGCAATTGGATGCTGGCAGTCAAAAAGATTTAGAAAATGAAATTACACTTGTAGTTAGAAATGGTAGTGGTAATGTATTTCAAACAAAAGAATTTATCTCTATAAGAGGTGGTTTTCATACAAAAAATTATGCTCTACCTGTAGAGATAGATGAAAAATATGATATAGAAGTTAGAGCAAAATCAAGTGCAACAAGTGCCGTAAGTGCAGGTTTTGAATTAATTGTTTTAGATGTACCAAGAACAATGCAAGTGAGTGGTAACTAATGAAATCATTTAAACAATATATTTTTGCAAAACTAAAAGAGGCAACAATGCCTATGAGAATTATTATGTTAGGTGGACCTGGTTCTGGTAAATCTACTTACTCTAAATTCTTAACAAAAGAATATCAAATACCTCATGTGTATACAGGTGATATGATGAGAGATTTAGCAAAACAAGATACACCAACAGGCCGTAAAGTAAGAAGTGCATTAGAAAAAGGTGATTATGTAGATACAAAAATTGTATTAGATACACTACAGGCCAGATTACAAAGAAAAGATACAGAAAAAGGATATGTATTAGATGGTTTTCCTAGAAGTATGGAACAAGTTAAAGAAATGGAAAAAAGAAATATCGGTTATGACCATGTTGTATATCTAGATGTTGCAGAAGAAGAAGTCATTAGAAGATTAATGTCTAGAGGTCGTGCAGATGATAAACCAGACATTATAAAAAATAGAATTAAAGTTTATAAAAAACAAACACAACCTGTTGTAGATTATTATAAAGACAAACTTATAACTATCAAAGCAAAAGGTGGTGAAGTTATAGAAGACATAGCCGCAGAAATAATAAGTAAGATAAATGAAAGACTATAAAACATTTTTAATAACAGAAGGAGTTTATGACCCTGGTATATTTAAGGCATACTTTCTTGCAGGTGGACCAGGTTCTGGTAAAACATTTGTAACAAAGGCTGCATTTGCAGGTTTAGGTTTAAAACTTGTAAACTCAGATAGTATATTTGAAAAGTATTTAAAAGATGAAGGATTGTCTATGAAAATGCCTGAGAAAGAAAAAGAAAAAAGAGATGAAATCAGACAGAAGGCAAAAATAAATACAGCGTCAAGAATGGATTTATACATTGCAGGTAGACTTGGTTTAATAATAGATGGTACTGCTAGAGACTTTGCTACAATATCTAGACAACAAAGATTTTTAAAAATTTTAGGATATCAAACTACCATGTTATTTGTTAATACAAGTTTAGATGTCGCATTAGAAAGAAATGAAAAAAGAGATAGAAGTGTACCACAAAATATAGTTAAAACAAATTGGAATACTGTTCAAGGAAATATGGGAAGACTTCAAAAACTATTTCAACCAGCAAACTTTCATATTATAGACAACAGTCAAAGTGAAAAGGAATTAGTAACATTAACACTAAATAAATGTGCAAGTATAGTTAGAAGAACTATGAATCAACCACATAATTATCTTGCAAAACAATGGATAGATAGACAATTAAAGATTAAAAGAAGATGAAATTTTATAAAGACTTAATAGAATCAGTAATTGATATACCTAGAAAAGATTATGCACCTGGTGTATTTGATGACGCTGATACTGAAAATCCTAAACTAAAACAAAAAGTTTTAGATATGATTGACAAACAGATTAAAGAGTTTGAAAAACTTGCACCTGTTGTATCAACATCATTAATAGGTTCTATACTTACAAAGAGATATCGTAATGACGCTGACTTGGATATCAATGTATTATTTGATGTACCTGAAGATGAACAAGAAGAAAGGAGAGAACAATACTCTAAACTATTAAGAGATATCAATGGTAAAAATGTGCCAGGCACAGAACATCCTGTAAACTACTATGTGATTACAGACCCTAAAGTTTTAGAAAACAATAACAAAAAGGCAGATGGTATCTTCTCTATAAAAGATAACAAGTGGATTAAAAAACCAGATGAAGATACATTTGAGCCTGAAAAGTATGAGGCAGATTTTAGAAAACAAGTACAAGAACTTGATATTATTAAAGGTGAACTAAAAAGAGATATTATAGATTATACAGAACTAAAACAATTATCTAATAATGATGTCTTAAATCTACAAGCATTAGTCAATGAAAAACTAGAAGAAATAGAAGAATCAATTAGAAGATTAAAAGAGATAGGTGATAAACTTACAAACGATAGGAGAGATATCTTTAGTAGAGAAATGACACCTGATGAAATTAGAGAGTTTGGTAAACAAAACAAACTACCTAAAAATGTAATCTATAAGATGTTAGAAAAATATCACTACATGAAGTTTTATAAAAAACTAAAAGATATATTAGAAGATGATAAAGTTACAGACCAAGAGATAGATTCTCTAAAAGAAGCACCTGAACATTCTAAAGGAACTGCTGTGTTTACATTTGGTAGATTTAATCCTCCAACAATAGGTCATGAAAAACTTATAAGAAAAGTTGCACAGACACCTGGTGATTTTAAATATGTTTATTTAAGTAAATCACAAGATGTTAAAAAAAATCCTTTAACAGTTACACAAAAGATTCAATATATGAGAAGGATGTTTCCACAACATAGAAGTATGTTTAGAATACCTGCCTCAAATATGATACTAGATGTTGCAACAGAATTGTACAACAAAGGTTATAAAAATATTAACATGGTTGTAGGTAGTGATAGAGTACAAGAATTTAAAACAATACTAAACAAATATAATAATGTAAAATCGAGACACGGTTTTTATGATTTCTTAGATATTAAAGTTACAAGTGCAGGTGAAAGAGACCCAGACGCCGAAGGCGCTACAGGTATGAGTGCAAGTAAAATGAGAAACGCTGTTTCACAAGGTGATATAAAATCATTTGAAAAAGGTTTACCTTCAGGATTTAGAGATGTACAGTCATTATTTAGAGATGTTGCAAAAGGTATGAAAGTATCATTTAAAAAGTCATTAGCTGCTAATACAAATAATCACATGGGTTATAACTTTAAACCTATGGCAAGTTTAGAAGCATTTGAAAAGAAACAATTGAGAGATTTATATATTAGAGAAGTTATCTTTAATATAAATGACAAAGTACATTATGTTAAAGAAGATATACATGGCAAGATTGTCAGAAGAAGTACGAACTATATTGTACTTGAAGATTCAGAAGAAAACTTACACAAGGCATGGATATATGATTGTGTACCTGATTCAGCAGATAAAGAGGTTGCAATTAGAGAGTTTAATTTAGACATAGATTATGGCTTTGAGGCTGTATCGGAGGGAGACATGAAAGAAAAGAAAAAATTGGCACAGGATCCTGATGTTAGAAAAGAACCAGGTACTCAGCCAAAGAAATATTATAAGACATTAAGTAAAGATGTAAAACAAAAGAGGGCAGACTTTTTTAAGAAACAAGATACTACAAAACCTGGTTACAAACCAGCGCCTGGCGATGACACAGCAAAGACTAAAACATCTAAACATACTAAAAAATATAAACAAATGTATGGTGAAGTCAGTAAAGAATCATATGAAATAGGGGCAGATTATGCCAATCATACTAAAGAAATGACACCTGGAGAGACACCAGATGAAAAACCTGTTGATTCTAAATTAAGAACACCAGAAAACAGTATAAATAAAGATATACAAAAGGATAAATATAAGATGAAAACATTCAAAGAGTATGCAGAAGATGATATATATGCACATCTGGACGAAGAACTAGAGATTACAGAGGCAGAATATCAAGGAAAGAAAGTAAAACTCAACGACCCAATAAGAGGTGGTAGTAAGAAGTTTTATGTATATGTTAAGAATGATAAGGGTAATGTGGTCAAAGTATCTTTTGGTGATACAACAGGATTGAGTATCAAAAGAGATGACCCAGAGAGAAGAAAGAGTTTTAGGGCAAGACACAAATGTGATACTGCCAAAGATAAAACATCAGCAAGATATTGGTCTTGCAGAATGTGGACTGCTAAAACTAAAGTATCGGATTTAGACTAATGAACTATAAAGAATTTACAAAGAAGTCATATGGATTAGAGGCAAAAGAAGTACCGCCAAAACCAAAAACATTTGAAGATGTTAAAACCTATATGAAAAAAGAGAGGAAAAAATGAGTAGATATAGAAAAACAACAGGCGAACTGTTAGAACAAGTAAGAATGTTTGAAGGCAAAATGAAAGACATATATAACATGGCTTTTGCTGGCGATAGTGCAGAAGAAATTGCTAAGAAACTTAAACTGGATGCTAAAACAGTTAAGAGAGTTTTGGGTGAAGAAATTGCAATGGAAAAAGTAGAAAGAGTTCCTACTGGTCAATATATTGTTTCTTATAAAACACAAGATGGTACAAGAAAAGCTAGAGTATTTGATTACAGACAACATGCACATGACTTTGAAAAGAAACTGAAAAGTTATGGTCTTAAATCTGAAGATTGGAAAGATACTAACAAAAGAAATGTTGAGAAACATGGTAGCACAGGTAAAACATCTGGTGAAGACAGAGTTAAGTCTTTAGAAAATGAGATTCAAAGATTAAAACTAGAATTAGAAAACGAAAAGAATGCTACTGTAAAACCAGAACCTAATCCTGATACAGGTGAAGTACCTCTAACAGTAGGTGTCGCACACAAATATTTAAAAGACAAACAAAAGAAAGAAGTTAAAACAGAAGAAATAGAATTAGATGAAGCGACCTTTAACAAAGCTATGGTTGATAAACTTAAAAAGGCATATGAACCTTTAAGAGGCAAAAGAATAGCACCTGAACCTTTAATGAAAATATTTGATAAGATTGATAGTAACAAGGATGCTTTGATTACACTATACAAGGCAGACATACCTTTTGTTAGTACACTAGCAGGAAGTAGACTTTCTCAAAAACATAATTTAAGTCCTATGGATATTAAAAGAATTATATCTAAAGAAGAAGTACAAGAATCAGTTAAATTTAAGTATGCTCTCGTAGATACCTCTAAAGATAACGAAGTCCTTTCTTTGTCTTCTGATGAAAAAGATTTAAAAATGAGTGTACATCATAGAAATAGAGGTTTTTTAAAAATTGTTAAATTAAAAAAACCAACTACTAATGATTCAATGATAGGATATTCACTTAAAGAAGAAACAGAACTTACAGAATATTTTGCAACAGTACATTCAGACAAGAAACAAATTGCAGACTTCATTAAGAAAAACAAATCAGGTATTGATTATGTAGATGATGACGCTGGTGGCAACATAGAGTTTGAAGGTAAAAATGCTCATGAACTTGCAGATAAAGTAAAGGCAAAGTTTGGTGTAAGAGTTACAAAAGAAAGTTTTGAACCAATAGAAGATAAATCATTAGATGAGATGTCTTTACCTAGTATGAATAAACCAATGACTGTTAAATATACTTACACAAGAAATCCAGATTTATTTGATAAGACACTTGCTGGTACAAAGACAGGCAAGAAAATGAAAAATGTAGGACCTAAATTGAAAGGTGTATATGTACTGAAAGGTACAGGCAATGACCATTTAGACTTCTTGAAAAAATTAAATAGTGTAGGTATCATGCCTACAAATAAAATTTTAGGTGAAGAACTAGAAGAAGACACTAACAAATATATTACAGAGAAAATAAAAGGATTAGAAACAAAGGCAAAGAAAACAGGCATGCCATATGGTATCTTAAAGAAAGTATACGATAGAGGTATGGCCGCATGGAAAGGTGGACATAGACCTGGTGCAACACAACAACAATGGGCATTTGCAAGAGTAAATTCTTTTGTAACTAAATCATCTGGTACATGGGGTAAGGCAGATAAAGACCTTGCACAAAAAGTAAGAGCTGCAGAATCAGTAGAAGAATCAAGACAACTAAAAGATAAAGAAAAAGAAATGATGGTTGTTAAAAATAATAAAGTAATAGTTATAGATAAATCTGATTTTGAAAAGTATAAGTCAAAAGGATATATACAAGCTGAAGATACAGAAAATGAGGCATGTTGGGATACACACAAACAAGTAGGTTTCAAAATGAAAGGTGGTAAGAGAGTACCTAACTGTGTGCCAAAGAATGAAGAACTTGAAGAGGCAAACTTAACAGACAAACAAGTAGATATGGTAAAAAAAGTCGCAGACAAATTACCTAAAGATGATTTCAAAAAACGATATGGTAAAGACGCCGATAATGTTAAATTCGGAACTGCTACTAATATTGTTAAGAAAAAACTAAACATTGATGGATACGAGGGTGCTAGAAACCTTGTAGACAGACTATTAAAAGGAGAGAAGTAATGAGTAAATACTTAGAAACTAAAAAAGGTAGTCTAGAGGATATGGTAGCAGGCGTAACCGAAGGCAAACAATCCGAAGATTACAAACAATTATTTAAGAAAGAACTTGAAAAGACTGGTAAGGGAATTGGTTCTATGTCAGACATGGAAAAGAAAGCTTTCTTTAATAATATAGACAAAAAACATAAGGCAAAAAATGAAGATTCTAAAAAGGTTCAAAAGATGAATGTTAAGAAATCTTCAGGCGAAACTATCGTAAAAGAATCAGTAGAACTAGATGAAGGTGGTGTCAAAGACTTCTTAATGGATGTTGAAGATGACGCTTCTGATATGAGTTTAAATGACTTAATCAAAAAATATTATGGTCAAATGGGTTTAACTGCTCAAGAAATCAAAAAGATTTATTACAGAGTAAATGAAGAACTAACTGCTGGTCAAAAGAAACTTCCACCTGCTTTACAAAAAGCAATTAAAGACAAACAAGATAAGAAAGAAGTCAAGGAAGAATCAGAAGAAGAAGAAGTTAAATCTTTAAGAGACACAGTACATGACATTTGGAATCAGGCTGCTTCAGAAGAAGAAAAAAGAGAAGATGACGCTAAGTGGTTAAAGACTGAAGAAAAAAAAAGCATAACTGAAGAAAAAATTAAATGTCCTAACTGTGGTCATATGAATGACGCTGACGCTCATAAATGTTCTAACTGTGGCGCTTCATTAAACAGTAAAAGTGAAGATAAAGACGGAAAGAAAAAAGCTATGACTGGTTCACCTGCTACTAAAGTAGATACAACACCAGAAGTAGAATACGATAAATAATGATAATATACTGTGATATGGATGGAGTCCTTTGCGACTTTGAAAGGCAATGGGCTCGAACAGCAAAAATGCCATTTTCAAAATTTTCATCACTCAACATGCATGATAGGTGGGAACCTGTTAGAAAACATGGTGGGTATTGGTCTACTATGCCTTGGAAAGGTGATGGTAGAATGTTATGGAACTATATTAAGAAATATGATGTAAGAATCTTATCAGCATATTCATCATCAGACCCTAACTGTATGTTAGGTAAAAGACAATGGCTACAAAAGAATGTATCAATATCTAGTGCTAAAATTCATTTAGTCAAAAGAGTAGAAAAACAGCAATATGCGAAGAAAAATACTATACTAATAGATGATTATGCCAAGAACATTAGAGAGTTTAAGGCAAGAGGTGGTGAAGGTATACGACACAAAACAGCAAGTCAAACAATCTCAGAACTTAAAAAACTAGGTTTATAGAGACAATTCTTTATAAATAGTACCATAGATTAAAAAGGTGAGTACTTTAATTAACATTTAGAGGAGAGAATATAATGTCAGGATGGTTAAATACGGATGCTCATACAAGTGCGCCTTTGTTTGCATTGGCACAAGTAAATAAAGCACCTACAGCTGCAAATATGGGAGCTGCAGGTTCTGGAAAACTTTTTAACAATGCAACAGAAGACAATCTTATCAACGGTATCACTATTGGTTTATTTAATTTAAAAGATAGTGAAGTTGAAAAAGGTGCCCATGCAGGTTGGAGTTTAAAAACAACCGGTACAGGTGGTCGTGCTTCTAGAGTATCATACGAAACATTAGTATGTTTGACAAATAGTGCAGACAGTTAATACTAAATAATGAATGAGAGGGAAGGAACTTTCGTGCAGACTTCCCTCTTACTTTGGTCCATGTGTATGCATGGAGTAGCATTCCCGAAAGGGTTTAGGAGAAAAAAATGGCAGATAAAAAAATAACAGCATTAACTGACCTAGGAGATTCATTAGCTTCAGCTGATTTATTTCATGTTGTAGATGACCCAAGTGGTACACCAGTTAATAAAAAGATAGCTGCTGAAGATGTTTTTAACAATGTACCTTCATGGTTAGGTTTAAAACAAACTTCACAGTCAGAAACAGCAGATGGTTCAACAACTATCGCAATTAATGTTACAACAGCAGTAACAGAGATTGACGCTACATCAGCGACATCTTCATGTTCACTAGCAGATGGTGCTGACGGTCAAATAAAGACTATCATCAACACATCTACAAGTAACACAAATGTAGTTACAATCACACCTAGTAATCTAAGAGGATATACAAATGTTCTTTTAAATGCAGAAGGTGAAACAGTAACATTACTATTTAAAAATTCAAACTGGAACATTATAGCAGGTAACGGCTATACTACATCATAATTATATTATAGGAGTTAAATCATGGCGAAAACAATTGATGAAAAATTATTAATGGAAGAGAGAAAAACTTTAGAAGAGGATTATAAATCTACTGAAGAAAAAATAAAAATGATTGAAAAAGAACTAGGTAATTTAAGAAGTAATCTTAACGCTATCTATGGGGCGGTTCAACAAGTAGACAAATTGATAGTTATGTCGAAAGAAGGTAACAAGTCAAAGTCTAGACAAGAGGCAGACAAGGCAAGTGAAGTCGCTTAAAAAACATATAGAAGAAGAACAAGACTTGAAAGAGTTTGAAGAGGATTTATTGGCGAAGGAAGAGAGCGCCGATGAATCTGAAATTAACGAGGAAGACAAATGAAAACTTTTAAACAACATATATCAGAGAGTGGTGTTAAAACAGCGGCTGCTGTTGGAACAACTGTTGATGGTAAATCTGTTGAAGACAGCCAAATCGGTGCTCACAACATACAAGATGAAGATGTACTAAAAGTAGTCAATGGTTTTGTCGAAAGTATTTGTTGTAAGGAATATTTAAATCCACAACATGCTGTAGATGAACTAATAGAAAAACTATCTAGAATAGGACTACATATGAATTGCCAGTTAGAAGGTGATAAAGGTACACAAACATGTGATGTTGTAAGACATGGTGGCCGTTTCGGTAAAGATACAGATGGTTCTGACATCAATGATGATGGAATTTCTCACCAAAAAGAAGGTGGGTTAAAACTTGAAGTCAAACATGAAAGACTAGAAACAGGTTCATCTAAAGTTTATGCAAAATTAATTTAATTTAATTAAGGTATATTATGGTTTTTGAAACAATTACGAATGATAATTGGCTTAGTTATGCAATGAAACATTATGATAACCCTACACTTGAAAAAGATGTAGAGTTTAATGATGATTTGAAAAGATTTAAATATCTAAAAAGATTATTTCGTAAGTATGAATTGACAGGAAATATGAAAGTGAGATTAGCAGTTAATCACATTGTAGTATTACACAATGTTTTTAATACGGATACTGCTACTACTTTACTATTGTTTAAGATAGACCGAGTATATTGGCCTATCTTAAAGTCAATTTTGAGTTACTTAAACTATTTGTACCCGAATGAATTAGATGATATTGCTGAAGATGAAAAGATTACAAAGATGTTAGAGGAACTATAATGGCAAGTAGAGCTGTAGATTTATTAATAACATACAGAATAATGAAATTATTAGTAACACCTTTTGATAAACAAGAGGCGTTTAAGTATGGTATTATAGATAAACAAGGTAAAGTTTTAAAACCATTTAGAACTATTACTGATACGAAAGAAAAACAGTCATACACAATTCTTCATAGATTTGTTTTTAATCTAAAAAGAATATTACAAAAGGCAGGTCTAGGTGGTAGACTAGGAACTTTTGCTGTCGCACTAGCAACATTGATAAGAGAACATAAAGAGTTTGAACAACATCAAAAACTTATAGAAAGTACAATAGTAAAGTATTTAAAAGAACAAAAACTTTACGAAGAACTTTTACAAGAAGAAGGACATATTATAGGTAATGTACCTTTAGAAGATAAACCTATTAATACATGTTTCGGAATAGACTGTTATCAGATAGATAATAACATTGTAGAAGAAAAAGAATATGCCAAATCAAAAGTATAAAGAATTTTTAAGAAAACACACAACAGAGGACATTGTAAATAAAATGTCTGAAGAAGTAAGTGAGGCACCTTCTTGTCCACCAGCTGCAGGTGATGTAGATTTAAATACTAAAAACAGAAACTCTACAATTAAAAATCATATGTACGGCCCACTTAATGTAGATGAACCAGCAGATTATTGGGAAAAGATTGCTGATAAATGGGACACATCTGAAGAAGCTGCAAAGAAATCTCTTTGTGGAAATTGTGTTGCATTTGACATCTCACCAAGAATGAAAGAATGTATGCCTGGTCCGATAAGTGATAAGGATGGTCATCTAGGATACTGCTGGATGCACCATTTCAAGTGTCATAGTGCAAGAACATGTGATACATGGGCAAAGGGTGGACCAATCGTAAAAGACACTATATCAACTGAGTGGCAAGATAGAGCAGGAATGAGTGAAGACGCCCCAACTAATTCTGTATCAGCAGGTGGTGTAGATATGGCACCTAATGCTAGACACCCATTATCAAAGTCATATAACAAATATAGAAAAGATAATGAAAAAGAAACATTAAGAAGAATGAAAAAGATAGGACAAATGGTCAAAGAAAATGATGACAATAATAATGTTATGTTAAAAGGTGTTAATCAGACATTAGACTTATTAGAAAGTAAGATTGATGAAGTAAGTGGAATAGATAATGAAATAAAATTTGAAGAAAAGAAAGAGTATAAAACATTTAGTGATAAATTTGGAGTAGGAAAATGAAAAGATTTAAGTCTTATATGAAAGAAGACGGACATGAAGATGTTGCTTCAGTTAAAAAACAAATAAAAATTGCTAAGTCAGCCTTAGAAAAAATGGATGGTGAGATGAATAAACTAAATGATAGTGATTCATTACCGACTTGGTGGACAAACAAGGTTGCTGTTGCAGTTAATAAACTAGATGGTATGGCAGACTACATAGCTGCAATGAAATCTGATGAAAACATTTAAACAGTTAAATGAATATCTAGGTGGTTTTAGATTAGGTTCTTTTCCTACAATGAAACCTATGGCAAGTCTAGGTGATAAGGCACCTAATAGACCTGCTGGACAACAAAGTCTAGGTGTAGGTATCAATGCAGCTTATACATCACAAGCTGCTGGAACAATGAAACCTTTCTTAAAGGCACAAAAAAAGAAAACTGTTAAGAAAGAAAAGTGGTCTAAAAAGTATAAAGATTCAATAGATTGTAGTAACCCTAAAGGGTTTTCACAGAAGGCACATTGTCAAGGAAAGAAAGAAGAAACAGAATTAGAAAACTATTTAAATAAAATTATAGAAGACAATCCTAGAATACCTAGAAAGAAAGGACAAAAGGCAAACTCTAAAAAACATTCAGACTTATATACAGATGAAAATCCTAAAGGTACAATTCATGGATTAAAATTTGCAACTGTAAAAGACGCTCAAGATAGTGTCAAAAAAATAGAGAACTCTGGTAAGAAACATGCACACAAGATACAAGCTGCTGTTGCAATGGAACAAAGAGCAAGAGAAATGGGTAAAACTAAAGAAGCTAATGTGTATAGAACTTATATAGAGAAAATGAAAAAAATAACTAAGGAGAAACAGAATGATTGATAAAATAAAATCACTAGTAGAAAGTTTATTAGTAAAAGTTGGTCTTAAAAAACCTGCTAAAAAGAAAGTAGTAAGAAAGAAAAAACTTAGAAGAAAATCTATAAAAAAATAAATGAATAGTTTTTTAAAAATATTAGTTGAGTTTGGTTTACCTGTTGCAGCCGCAATTGTAATGGGAATATTTATCTATGCACTTATAAAATATATTTTAGGTGGAGTTGTAAGTAAAGTTAAAGGTATGAGTGGTATTATTTCAGCACTAGACAATAGAGTTAAGTCCATGAACAACGATATGATAAAATTAGATTTACTTATATCACACGCTTTAGATTTAAAACCTGATGAAGATAGAATTGCAAGAGCTGATGGTAAAAAGGATGCGAGGCGTGATTAGTGGAAACTTTAAAATTAATCGACCTATTAAATAAGTACGGTTTTGCAACCATAGCCGCTATCGGCATGGGATGGTTTATTCATTTCATATACAAATATGTAACTGAAGAAATAATGAAAAAATTAGGTGAGATGAATGTTGTACTTATTGCATTGATTGATAGAGTAAGAATGCTAGATAATGACCTAATTAGACTAAGAAGTAAAGTCAATACAGTCTTAGAACTCAAAGAAAAATCAAAGAAAACCCCTACCAAGAAGTAATTTCTACAAGTCAAATCTTATAAATACTAGTATGAAAACACTAGATTTAAACAAAATAGTGTTAGTATCCTTTCTATTATGCACTTGTTTGATTCATACTAGCACAGCAAGTGAACTTACCCACAAGTTTGGTAACCCTGCTTTTAGTAAAGAGGGTTATTCCCAGCATGCCTTATCAATAGAGCAGCTACAATACACTAGAGAAAATGACAGAATTAAAGATGAGAAGTCTGCTTTATCTCAAGCAGAAAGAGATGAAAAAAACAAAACAATCAATAAATTTATTGCCAATGTAGAAAGTCGTATCTATGCTAACTTATCAAAACAATTAGTTGATAATATGTTTGGAACGAGTTGTACAGAAAATTGTGCAACAAGTGGAACGGCAGAAGTAGAAGGTTCTCAAATTTATTGGGTAAAAGATACCTCAACAGATATAATAACATTGACAATAACTGACCCAACAGGAACAGTATCATCATTGACTGTACCAGTTGGAGATTTTATTTTTTAGGATAAACTATGAGCTGGACTTATGTATTAATATTTTTAATGGGCATGTGCCTGTCAGGTTGTTCGACAACAATGGGCAATTATGTTGAGATGTCTCAGAAGCCATTTATACAAAATCCTGCTACATCGGATTTATTAAAAGGTGTACCTGATTTAGACCAAGATAAGATTACGATTGCGATTTATGATTTTCCTGATAGAACAGGACAAAGAAAACCTAGTGATAAGTTTTCTCAATTAAGTACGGCAGTTACACAAGGACCTGAAGTGTACTTAATACAAGCACTTAAAATGGTAAGTGGTGGTGATTGGTTTACAGTAGTAGAAAGAAAAGGATTAAATAACCTAGTCAAAGAAAGACAATTGGTTAGGTCTACAAGAGAATTATATGATGGTGAAAAAGATGCAGGTACAGTATTAAAACCACTAATATTTGCAGGTCTTATTATAGAGGGGGGCGTTGTCAGTTACGATTCAAATACCGTAAGTGGTGGCGAAGGTGCAAGAGTATTCGGTATTGGAGCTTCCAAACAATATCGAACAGACCAAGTAACTGTTGCTTTAAGAGTAATAGCAGTACAGACAGGAGAAGTATTGATGACAATATCAGCAAGTAAAACTATTGCAAGTTATCAAACTGGTGCTGATGTATTTAGATTCTTTGATTTGAGGACTAAAGCATTAGAGATAGAAACAGGTGCAGCTATTAATGAACCAACAGATTATGCTATTCGTTCTGCCATAGAATATGGCGTTTTAAAAATGGTTGAAAAGGGCGAACAGTTAGACTATTGGAAGTTTAAAAAATGGAGAGTAAAAGAATGAAAAAAATAATCACTATATTATCTGTGATTTTTATTTCGTTATCAGTACATGCAAATGACATTTATATAAACCAATCTGGTGCTACATTAGATTTAGATGTAACACAAGATGGTCAGAATAACACAGTAGGTAATGCGACTACAGCCTCTAGTGTTATTGGTGCAACAACAAATTTGGCAATTACACAAATAGGTGATAGTAATGTTATGACCTTTGATGTCAATGGTGCAACCTATACAGGCACATTTTCTGTAACAGGTGATAGTAACAATATAGACTTTAATTGTGATAGTGCAGGAAATAATAGTTCTTGTGGTACAGCAACAGCTTCTATTGTTTGGGTAGGTTCATCTAACGATATTGACATAGACATTGGGGAAACATCATCTGCTACTTCAGCAACAGTTGGAATTACTGGTGCAAGTGGTAGTGATAGTAACACAATCTTAGGTACAATAGATGGTAACTCAGCAATACTAACATTATCAGTTAATGGAGATACAAATAACTTCTTAGTTGATATAGATGGTAATGGTGATAGTGCAGGACATACTTACATTCATACACACACAGGTTCTATCGCAGATGTAGATATAACTCAAAGTGGTATCTATGATAACATGATTACACTAACAACATCTGGAGATAATCACGATATAGATATAATACAACGAGATTAAAATGAAAAAGTTTTTTATTATGATGTTGTTGTTTAGCACTAACACTTTTGGTGCAAGTATCGGAGATGTCATTTTACAAGAAGGTAATGGTGTCGTTGAAAGAAAAGAAGGAGATGAGTTTAAGTCTGAAAAAGATTTAGATATTTTTTCTTACGACACCGTTAGAACCGGAAAAGGTAAAACTGCCATTGAGTTTATTGATGATACTAGAGTAGATGTAACAGAACATTCTAAACTAATAATAGATGAATTTGTTTATGACCCAAATTCAAAAACAGGTGCCTTATCATTAAAGGCATCCTTAGGTACTGTTAGGTATGCTTCAGGTCAAATTGCAAAAAACTCAAAACAAAATGTAAAGATAAAAACACCAACAGCAACAATCGGTGTTCGTGGAACAGACTTTACAATGACAATAGATGAAGTCGGAAGTTCTACAATTATATTATTACCTTCATGTGATACAAATGGTAATTGTTATGTAGGAGAAATAGATGTAACATCGGATGCTGGTCAAGTAATTTTAAATCAGGCATTTCAAGCCACAGTTGTAGAAACAGTTGCAAGTAATCCTATGAAACCAGTCATTCTAGATATAGATGAAAACTTAATAGGTAACTTATTAATCATATCAAAACCAAGAGAGATAGAAGAGCAACAAAGTAAAGAGGATTTTATAAAAGTTGCCAACGCACTAGATATTGATTTTTTAGAATTTGATGATTTGGAAGTGGATTATCTAGAAGAAGAAACTGAAAATTGGGCAACAGGATTAGACATAGATTTCTTAGAACAAAATTTCTTAGTAAACATATTAGACCAAATTAATGCTGAATTAGCAAAGTCAATGAGAAATGAATTTGACAAAGGTCGAGATGGTATAAGATTAGGTAAAGACCCTGAAACAGGTATCACTTTATTAGATGAAGACCCAAATTGGTTATGGAGTAGAGAAGACGCCTCTGGAAATTATATTGAATTAAGATTAGATAAAGAATATAATTATGTTTTAAATGTTGTACAAGGTGATTATGAAATAATAGATTACGAAATAGGGGGAGTAGAAAATGCGATTACAATTATTCAGTCTGGTCAGTAGTCTATTATTTTTTAGTACCTCTGTATTGGCTGATACTGCCTTTATATATTATAAAAATAGTGGAGATTATAATACTAGTTCTCAATACACAAATTTAAAATCTGAATTAGAAGATTTAGGTTATACTGTATCTAGTAGTACAAGTGGTACAGTTAGTTCTACTGATGTATCAGGCAAAGATTTAGTCATTGATATCACAGGTTCTTCAAACTGTGGTAGTAACTGTAAGACAGTTTATGACAATTATGTATCTGGTGGCGGTGAATTGCTTATAGTAGGTAGTAATGGTGCAACCAACAGAAATAGTAACATAGAACAATTAATTGAAAGTAAGATGAGTGTGGGTAGTTTTACACAGGGTGGTGGATGTAATGCTTGTTATTATTCAGTAAGAAAAGGTGATTATGCAAGTAGCACTAATAATGAAAATACTTTACCAGGTTCAGACAAATATATGTATTATGTAACTAACGGTACAACTGTAGCCGCTAACTCATCTTCTAATAATAATATTTCTATTATACACAAATGGGATTATGGTTCAAATGGTGGTTCAGTTTATGTAACATTTGGCTATGGTCAGTTTCTTTCAACTCACACATATGCAGCTAACATGGATGCCCTTTTACTTAAAATAATGGAAGAAGAAGGATTATACACATCAACAGTACAATCTGGTATAACTTCAAATCAAACAACAGAGTTTAATGCAGCTAGAAATAAATCTATAAGTGGTAATCAGTTATACATTACACAAACAGGAAATAATAACACTTTAAATATATTACAAGATGGTGATGATAATTTAATTATAGGTTCAGATTTAACTTCAACAGCTGTAATAACTGGTGATAATAATGCTTTAGATTTAGACCAAATAGGTAATGATAATATTTTGGGTCTAGATATAATAGGTTCATCAAACAATGTTGCAGTTACACAAAATCAAGACCAAAGAGCAATATTAGATATATTGGGTTCAACAAATAATGTAGACTTAGACCAATCAGCAATTAATTATGTAGGCGAACACTATATGAATGTTAAGATAGTTGGTAGTAATAATAATGTTGATGTAGACCAGACAGAAACAGGAGATAAAAAATTGTGGTTAGACATAGATAGTTCTAATAATGTTGCCGTAGACCAAAAAGGTACAGGTAATCACTTTTTAGATATCACACTAACTGATAGTCATAGTGTAGATGTAACACAAGACGGAAGTGGTAATCATAATGCAACAATAAATTTAAGTGGTAATAGTTCTAGTGTTACTTTGACACAGGATAGTTCAACAGACCAAAATTATTACCTTGAACAAAATTGTAATAGTGCAAGTTGTTCAGCAACAGTAACACAAAACTAATGAAGAAATTTATAACACATTGGACATTCGCATTTGTAACTTTAGTTGCATTAACATTCTATGGTTTACAAGAACCATTTGTCAAAGAAATATTAAAATTAAAATCTTTTGATATGTTGATACAACAAGAAGAAATAAGTTTATCAACAGACATTGGTATTGTTACAATAGATGAAAAGTCTATAGAGAAGTATGGACAATGGCCGTGGTCAAGAGATAAAATAGCAGAGATAGTTCTTAAACTAAGACAAGCTGGTGCTGGTGTAATTGTTTTACCTATATTATTTTCAGAAGAAGATAGATTTGGTACAGATGAATTTTTTGCAAGAGTATTGACTAATAATGGTGTAGTCATTGCACAAACAGGTACATCACAAACAAACAAAAATGCCGTGCCAAGAGGTGTTGCAAAAATAGGCAACCCATTACCTTATCTGTTTGAATGGGAAGGTATGTTAGGACCAATACCTGAGTTAGGAAGTAGTGCTGATGGTGTAGGTGTTATAAACACAGCACCAGAAATAGATGGTGTCGTAAGAAGAATACCATTGATAATGAGAATAGGTGAGGCAACATATCCAACAATTGGTTTAGAAGTTATCAGAGTTGCAACAGGCAATCCTAGTTATCAAGTTAAAGCAGGAGATGGTGGTGTTCAAGCAGTAAGAGTACCAGGTTTTCCAATTATAGAAACAGACCCTAATGCTAGAATATGGTTGAGATGGAATAAATCATTTGAAACTATATCAGCTTCAGAAGATGACTTTTCAAAATTTAATGGTCGTACTGTAATCATAGGAACAACAGCAGAAGGATTAAACAGTATCATTGCAACACCTGTTGGTGAAAAATATGATTACATGTTATCTGCTTCTACATTACAAACTATGATAGATGGCAAACAAATAAACAGATATGATATAAGTTCATTTTTAGAATTAGTTTTATCTGTTATATTAGGACTTACTGTTATACTAATATGTAGATTTACACCCTATTGGTTTGTAGGTTTAAGTCTAGTATTTTTATATAGTGCAAGTGTTTTTGGTTCAAAATTCTTATTTGATAAATACTTAATATTATCGGATGTAAGTTGGATAATTATTGTAATTACTATTGTGGGTATGCATAGTATATTCAATAGATTTATATTAGAGTTTAGATTAAAACAACAAATAAGAAAACAATTTGAAACATATCTAGACCCAAGACAAGTTGCAGAATTACAAAAAGACCCTAGTAAATTAAAATTAGGTGGTGAAAGGAGAGAAATGAGTTTTCTTTTTATGGACATAGTAGGATTTACTCCGATATCAGAACACTACAAAAACAATGATGACCCTGAAGGACTTGTTGAAGTTATCAACGACTATCTTAATCGCATGACAAAAATTGTACTAGAAAATGGTGGTACAGTTGATAAGTATATGGGCGATTGTATTATGGCATTTTGGAATGCACCACTTGATTGTGAAGACCACGCTGAGATGGCAGTAAAAACTGCTGTCGAATGTGCTGAAGAAACAAAAAGATTAAAACAAGATTTCAAAGAAAGAGGACTGCCCGACATCAATATAGGTTCTGGTGTTAATACAGGAACATGTATCGTAGGTAATATGGGTAGTGATACAAGATTTGATTATTCAGTAATTGGGGATGCTGTTAATCTAGCCGCAAGACTAGAGGCAGCTACAAGAAATTATAAAGATGAAAATGGTGATGTACTTTCTACTCT